TGATAATCGGTTCGACTACCGCACGAAAGTCCGTACTACGCATTGGGGTTGCCATAGCTTATTACCTTTCTTTCGTTGTTAATTAAACCGAGATCGACGGAGCGACCAATTGGCTGTTAGCGACTTGAACTTGAACGATGGTGTATGTATCACCCCATGCGTTTAGTTCACCTGTTGGGTAAGCAACTTCACGACCCAAGCCAACAACTTTAACCTGACCTTGAGCTCCTAAAGCAACTGGAGTTGGGTTCAAAGCACAAGTAGAGAAGCCAGCGCCACCAGAAATACCGATAGTCTTGCCATACTTAGGGCTATAGCCAACAGAGCTAGAGAAGTTGAAGTCACGGCCGATAGTAGCTTGTGTCATTGTGCCGGTTGCTTGGATTTCATAAACCAATGCTGGATCAGAGAAGAGCCAGAAAATGATTTGTGAAGAAGCATCAAGTGCCTCTTTAGAAATCCACTTAGCAACAGAACGACGACCTTGTGAATCGGTGAATTCAACACCGTCAAAAGAGCCGATCAAACGATCGCTAGTAGATGAAGCGTAGGTCAGAGCGCCGGTGCCATCTGGTACTACTGCTACTGGTTGATACTGGTAAAATGCTTCACCAGCGCTCAATGCGTAAGCAGGAGAAAAGTCGGCAGTTCCAGTGATGTAGGAGTTCGTACCTGCGAAAGGTGTTGAACGGTCTAAACCACTTGGGTGGAACGAAGGCTTCAGACCAAAGGGGACTAATGTCGTAGACATATAATTTATTTCCTTTGTTATTATTGAAGTATGTTATTTAAAAGCGAACATTACTATTTGCTTTTGCGGCTTCCTTTTCCATTTCCAGAACACCACCTTCAAGAATTGAGCGTCCGCCCTTACCTTCTTGTGCGGTTGAGCGCACTTGATCGGTAATGTTGCGTTGATGATCTAGCGGATCCTCTAAATGCATCATGCGCATCACTTCTTGATAGATTTCTTCTGGTAACTTGAAGAGAACCATTTCGTTACAGCTAACACAGCCTTCAAACTTGCCCGAGCTCATTTTGCCTAGTCCTTCAAAGCCTTTTCCTAATTCTGAGGCTTTAACTGGCTCATATCCCAATGCTACACGTTTGTCGATACTGTCATAATTATTTGTGGTGGATAACCAACACAAATGCATCCCTGGAATGATATCCTGGGGCAAATCTGGCAATGCGCTATTTTGCCACTTATCTCTGAACGCTTCTGCACGTTCGCGCTTGGATTTGTTACTTGGATCTTCTGCAGCAATCCGTTCTTTTGTTTCTTGAACTCGATCAACTAAGCGATCTTCTAGTTCACGTTTAATTCTTGTATTTGCCATGATAATTAACCTTTATTTTCACGATCATATTGAGCATATGCTCTGATCATTTTGTTTCGTTTTTCTACATCGTCCCATGCACCAGCGTCTTTAATTGCTTGAACACGATCACGGGAAAGCATGATGGTTCCAGCTTTTGGACTACTAGTGTTTGCAACCCGACTTGATGCTGTAGGGTTTGATCGCTTATTACTTCCGCCTTTTGATACATAGCGGTGAGGTAAGCGGGAGGACAAACGACTGTCTAACTCTTCCCAATACTCAGGATCAGATGGATCCCAACCATCGGCTGCGAGTTCTTGGTCAATTACTTTGGCAATTCTACTATCTGTATCTCGAGCTTGCGGATCATACCAAGCGTTCTTTTTTAACCAGCGGGTAGCGTTTTCTTGTACTTCATTGCTCACTGGGTTAGGAACGTTTTGCTTGGGCGCTTTTGCTTGCTCGAGCTGTTGTTTTTTGTAATGCTGAGCTTGGTTAAGACGTTGTTTAGCGTCTGTTAACTGCTCTAAATATTCCACTTGAGCTGCAGCATCATTAGCTTGAGCTGCTTGCAACATCTTCATTTTGGCATACTCAACTCGGGTAGCTTCGTCTTCGATAGCTTTATCAAGTTGGGCAAACTGATACGATGATGCTGTATTTTCAACTTTGGCAAGGCGTTCTGCTAATTCAGCATTACGGCGCTCAAGTGTTGTAATCTTGTTTCTTGCAGAGGCATCACGCTGTTTCTTTAACTCTTTTTTGAGTCTACGTTCTTCTCTACGAGCTTCACGAATCTTTTCACGATCTTCTTCGTTTTCAGCGGCATCTAACTCATCATCACCTTCGTGATCGCCGTCTTCTTGATCTTCATCATCGTGATCTTCTTTTTCTTTTTTAGTTTCTTGTTCCTCACCGTCAACGGTATCTGGAATTTCCACTTTGGCTAAGAACGAGCCATCTTCTTGTTCCTTAATTGGAACGTCTTTTTCTTTATCTGCCATACTTTTCTTTCAAAAGTTATTAATCTACAAACGCTTTCATTTTTTGTGCAGCTTCAAATGATTTAATCTTAGAGATCACTTCACGCGCCTGCAAGGTGATAAACACCACGGGTGCGCCTTCATCATCGGGCTGTACTACGAAACGGTCGCCGCCGTACTTAATCGTACGAACTAAGTCTCCAACTTGACACCAAGGGCCTTCTGGCCATGGGGTAAGGTCGTCTGGGCTTTTATACGCCAGTGGACCAATGCTGATTACTTTAGCTACTGTTTCATTAAAACGTAACGTCTGTCTAGTTTCTTCTACTAGGAAGATACCACCTTTACTTAAAGTCTTTTCTCGGCGTAATTGCACCAATACTCGGTCTCCAAGAATTTCAACACCTGGATCTACATCGGGGAAACATTCCGCTTCCGAACGCAAATCTGGTTCGTCTTTCTGTTTAAAATCAATTGGCATACGCCAACTCTCCTTACACCCTACGGTGCTTTAGTTTTCATCATCCTCGTTTAAGAGGGCTTCTAGGATCGAAAAGGCTTGTTTTAAGCCATCACGATTACCCAACACTCTTTGATAAGAATCAAAGTTGTGGATATTGGAACCGGAAGCTAATACTTCGGTTATTTCTTTGTCCGCTTCTTTCAAGCGGCTAATGTACTCTGAAAGTATGTCCCTCATATTACTACTTATGCAAAGGAGCGGAATATTCCGCCCCAAATATTAATAAAAGTTACCGCCGTCGATATCTTTGAGGTTTTTCCCTGGGCCAATCTTACCAGCGTTGCGCATTTTGCTTTGAGCGTTGCCAATTTTCCAGTTGTTGTTACGATTAGATCCAGATGGACCTGCATCGATTGTTGTTTCGCCTGGGCCGCCACCGTAGCTTGAGTTACCAGTTTGTTTGTAAGTTTGGCGGAAACCTAATTCGCCAGCTTGTTTGTTTGTTGCCATGTTATTGTCCCTCTGTAGGAGTTGTTGGTTGTGGTGCTACTGCTTGTTGCTCTTGCTGTTGTTGCATTTGAGCCATTTGTTGCTGATGAAGTTGATCTGCTTGTTGTAAGCCTTGTACATGCTCTTGTTGAGATTGTTGTAAACCCATAGCATGTTGCTCTTGAGCTTGTTGGATCTCAAGTTGATGCTGTACTTGTGCTGCTTGTTGTTCAAATGCTTGTTGCTGAACAGATAACCCATGCTGACGGATGTCTGCGGTAGCCGCATTAATTGCTTCCATAGCAGAAGCATTTTGCTCGGCATCTAGGGCAACTTGCTGTTGGCTCATTTGAGCGTTGGCATTGATCATGGCAACACGTTCTTTAGCGGCGTTGTTGATGTTAGCCATTGCCACATTGGTTGCATTACGCTGGTTATCAATGTTAGTCTGCGTTGAGTATTTGACTTGCAACTCTTGAACATCTTGCTGTAACTCAGCCACACGAATCTTAAAGTTCTCTTGGGCTTCTTGCAATTGTGCTTGCAACTTAGCTTGTGACTCTTGGGCTTTGCGCTGGGTTTCAGCCATCTGAGTTTTCATCAACACATTGGCAGTTGGATCCGCCAAGGCACGCATTTCAATTTGCTGTTGGGCTTGTTGTTGTGCTTTTTGTGCTAATTGCTGGATTACTGGCATAAATGATGCAAATTCTTGCTGGCTTTGCTGAGAAACCAATTGTGCGGCAATTGCCAGTGCTTGTTGGCTTTCTTTATCCAAGGCACGCTCTTCATTAAGCTTAAATTCGTCTGTTCCACCAGCGGCATCTGCCACATAGTTGCGCATAGATTGCAAATAGTGCAGGGAAATATGCTGTTGGATGTGTTGTAAGAGGTGCGCTGTAAATCCTGGGCCAACAACGGGGCTTGCACCATAATTTGGATCCATTGCAAAGATTAAATGGGTTCTGATGTGTGCCAAATGATCTTGATCGGGGAAAGCGGCAGCCATTCTGCCCATAACCATAGAAACGTTTTCCAAAGCTGGGTTAGATTCCAATACTCCGTCTGGATTTGGCAGAATTTCTTGAATATTTGGTACTTTAAGCTGTTTAAGGATGCGTAAATGGGCTTCACGCATGTCATAAAGCTGTGGTGCACTGTTTGCAAGCTGTAAAATTGCTTGTGCTTGTGCTAAACGCTGTGTTTCTGAGAAAATATTGGGATCAGAGACAGGGCGGATGTCATTATTGTTGGCAAAATCACGAATTTCAATGATTTCACCAGAATCATTGCTCATTTCTTCCAAGTACCAGTGGTTGATACGGGATAAAATGGCTAAAGACTTGGCTTGTGAGCGATGTAACCTAGCATGAATGCTTGAAAATACCTTGGCACCTTGTTCAATCAGTGCTTGAGTAGTACCCACTGGTGCATTGGCGTTAATGTCACCAATTTTTTCTTCAGAAGTAGTAACAACACCCTTGGCTGCATCAGTTAACCAACCTAATAGTTGCATTAAAACAGACGACGGCTGGTTAAATGGCAAAGGCATTGCCAGTTTACGTACGTCATCGACGCCAGGAGCGCCTTCGATTTCTACAACTTGGGTTGGTTCGATTCGGTCTGACTGCCCACCAATGCGTCCACCTTTAAGTTTAAGCATCGTCTGGCTGTTGTTGATATGAGCAGCGTCCATAAGAGCACGCAAAGCGCCAGTAAGAGCAGCGGCGAGACCACCAATAAGATGAGGAAGTCCGATAGCGTAAGCTCCACGCCATGGAATAAATTTGAACTCCACATACCAATCGAGTTTTTCCAGTTTTTCATCGCCATATGCCCAGTTTCTGTAAAGTGCTAACACTTTAGAAGTTGAATCGTCAATCGTTAAAATATACGGGGCGCGTCTTCCGTCGGTTTCGCTATCGTCATCTATGCGTAGGAAACAAGTAATTTCATAAACTCGGCGAACACCATCTACATTCTTAGATGGCTTGCTAATACCTTCGATTTTATCGTTGGCTTTTTTGGCGCGACTCTCTTCATCCGTTTCAATGTCGGAAATATAAGAGCTATCAATGTCACGATAAATACCTTGCTCGACACGCTGTTTATAAATATCTTCAGTGATATCTTGAACTTCGGTTACACGAGCAGCGGTGTAAAAATTGGTTGATGCGTAAGGCAACAGAATGCTGTCAATTGGAACCCATTCTGTGGTTGGGCGTTTGAGCTCATAGTCATAACGCCATTTGAGGTACTGTGAACCACCCAACGGTAGCTGAGTGAGCATTTGCTCCATCTCATCACGGTACTCTGGAATTTGTTCAGTTAACTGCCAGTTAAGGAAGTTGACTTTACGATCAGCGGTTTCGGCACGCTCTTTGTTTGTACCACCAAAAATTTGGGATTTAACAATACCATCGGAAGGCAACAGTTCACGAGCAGCCGATGCGGCAAAGTCAACACAGGACTCAGCCATAACAGGGTGAACGACTTTAGAGGCTCCATCAAAGGTTGCGCCTCCAGGCGCGTCCTTACCTAAACCAGTACGACGTAAACCGTCTTCGTATTGTTTGTCACGCTCTTTGCGTGCTTCACGGTCAACATCAATTAAATCTAAAAATTCAATGGCTAATGCATCAAGCATGCCTTCGTCATATTCTTCTGCCAAGTTGGCATAGAACTCTGGATCTTTGAGAGGACCTTCGGTAGGGTTAAGATTGATAATGACAGAGCCATCTTCTTGCTCAATCACATCTTCTTGAAGATTCATTTCATCATCAAGACCAATTGCTTCTGCATAAGATTCAATTTCTTCGTCACTCATTGGGACATCATCTACAGAGGGTAGATTGGCTCCTGCTTGAATTGGAAGTTGTGGTGCTCGTGCCATTAATTATTTTCCAGAAATATGTTTTTGAATTAGCACTTTGCTAATATCTTTAAATGGTTTTACTTTACCGCCTTTTTTAAAACCAGAGGGGTTGCCCATTATATCAACATTTGGCATTTGTGCTGGTTCTTGCGGTGCATCTTTATCAATCACAGGGATTGGGGGAGGGGGAACGGGATTGTTGTATGCATCCCGAATTGTGTTTAGTAATTCAGTATTTTTTGGATGGCTAACATATTGCATGTTAGCTTTCATTGCTTGCACATACTGAGGGCTAGTTTGTTTGTCTTCGCTAATGCCGGTGCCAAACCAATACTTTGATGGGTCACCACCAAATTGTTTTGCTTTTGCGTGAGCATCATAGATCGCTGGTCCAAAGCCAGCTGCTGCTGGATCGTAGCCTTCGTCTACCAGCTTACGATAAATCTCTAGTGACTTAGGGTCACGATAATTAAACTGATTAAACCCAAGATCTGTTCTGCCTTCTTTAAACACCATAGCAGCTAACTGCTCTGGAGAGAACTGAGGCACACCATGTTTTTCACCTGCACGCATCACGCTAATCCAATTTTTTAATTCATTGGCGTTTATTTCGCTTGGTAGTGTTTCCAAGCCTTCTTTTGTGGTGTGCTTTGGAATGGTTCCTCGGCGATAATACTTTACGGGTGCTGGATCTTGGAAATAATAAAATTCTGGCTTTCCATGATACATCGGCATCATCACACCTTCGGGTAAATCCTTTGGTGCCATTTTGCCACCACCTAATCCCGATGTAGCACCTAAAGCTAGTGCAGCATTCATGGTTGCTGTAGACGGTGGAGTTTTGCCACCAGCTTGCATATGAGGAATGCCAGCCTGCTCAAGAATCATCTGATGAGGAGTTTTAATTAGGGATATCGTCATATCTATAACTACTTATGCAAAAATAGCGGGGTGTCCGCCCTAAACAGCGTAGGGATTGTAACGCTGCTTACTGCGGTCATCTGCGTAGTCTATGTCACGAGAAGGAAGGAAATCAAGCTGGATCCATCCAGAATCACGAAGGACGCGCAATGCTTGTGAAAGCACATCGACATAGTCATCATGCCCACCAGACTCTGGAAACGAACACACTTGCCGTATGAACCGTTTTGCCCATGGCGCTACTTCGCCGGGTTTGTCGGGATCTTCGGGGATGTAGACTTTACCTTTGGCAATGAGCGGAGCCACAATGTTCATCCGTTGCACTTTGTCAGCGCGCCCAGGATTGTAACCTCGCACAGGAACACCAGATCCTTGAAGTTCTTGAATCAACGAAATACCAGCGGACTTATCTTCCATCAAAATAAGGTCAGCTTTACGCCCCTTAGCAAAATCGTTGTCTGAACCGTACACCACTTCTTTAAAATCGTTAATTACTTTACGGCGTAGCTCTGGGTAACCTAAATGTTGATCCCAAGCATCAAGCAAGATGATTCCCGTACCAGAATCCATGCTTTCAAAAATACCAAACACACCGCACGCTGTCGGGTCGTTGGCGGTTTTCTCTGAGGTAGCAGGGTCGTAACTAGCAATCACATACTCAAGAATGGGGGAGGGCTTTTTCGCTGGCCATGTTTTAAACCACTTACGCTTAACGATACCCGCATCTTCTGGATCAAGGATGGCGCCGTAAATCTCTTGCTTACCAAGATCGGTGCCCTCGTAAGTTTCTAATGCTTTGAAGAACGATGAGGAGAGGTTGGCTCGGTTCTCATACGAACTGGCGTTCACCACATACACATCACCACCGACTTTACCTTCGTTCAGATCAACGATCAGTTCTCGGGGCTTTGGTGTTGTAGTAACAATCTGCTGAACTCGTGGGATACGGGGGTCACGCAGACGCATGGTGAACTGCGCTTGATCCCATGCATCATCTAGGTAGTCAAACGCGGCTAACTCGTCATACCAGCCACCATGGAACTGCTTACCACGATAACGCTCTGGCTCAGACGCTGGGATGCCTTGGATGATGGAACCGTTCTTGAGCGTAATCTCAAAGAGCGATTTGTTATAGGTTTCAATGAGCGAATTGGGGATGATGTTTAAAAGACCAGAATCGCCTTCAAAGCAAGTTGCCCGTATGTCGTTGGAAGTTGGGGCTGTAACCAACCATCTCGTTCCGTTGTAAAGAGCTGCACGCTGTCCAACCCAATTGGAAGCAGTGTAAGTTTTACCTGCGCCACGACCAGCAAGCATAAGCATGACATCATACTCGCCGTCCTCGGGTTCTCGCTGGTGTGGTAGTGCTTGAAGTTCCCACCGTACTCTCCATAAAGCTAGGTCTAGTTCTGGCTTTGGCCAGTGTTTGTTTTTTAGTGCAAAGTTGGCAAGCAACTTTTCTTGGGTTTTACTTAATGCCATATTGGTAGAAACCCCTGACCGACCACGAACGGCGCATCTGTTTCGATGTGCACTGTGGGCGCGGGATCTATTTTCTCCACTTTAGTTATCATGCGGCGTTTATGACCTTTAATCCCTTTTTGTGTTTGCTGCTTGGGATGTAACTGGATGTCGGTCTTAAACGTAAGTTGGTGCGTGAGTGATGACTTATTATCAAACACATAGCTCTTCATCCCCAGCGATTCACAGATCGACTGCAGTGTGATGAGGAACCGTAAGTCCCTAGCATAGATAAGAAACCGATCTAAGCGTGCGTTATAAGATCCTGGTTTCATCGCAACAATCCCCTTAAGGAACTCAATGCGCTGTTCTACCGATCCAAAGGTGTATTCAATTGGGATGGTTGTTGGGATGCGTGAATAGCGGGTGAGAAATGAAACACCAATGGATTGCGTGAATGTGAGGGTGTTTCCTTTGCGATCTGTGTGCCACCCCAAAGCGCGGATCTTCTTTTGCACTGGCTCAACCCAATCGGTCTCAAAGGTAAAGTTCACCTTGCCTCGTTGTTTGGCTGCCCACAACCCCACGATGAACGGGGGCACAGGATGATCCTCAAAGGGAAACTGAATGGGGTCGGTATTTTCAATCGAGAATACATTCCAGCCCCGCTTATCTGTTAATCCCTTTTCAAGCAAATCATCTGGGCTATAGTAACGCTGAATGTAATGCCTTTTATATTTACCTTGATGGCGGGATTCTCTTTGGCGATTACGGGTTGTAAATGCTGGAAACTTTGCGTGCCCATCGACTTCCAAATAAACCCCGTCTTTTAACTGGATATCAAACATCTGATGGGGTACATAATGCTGAATGGTTTTAATCGGCAAGGGATAACCATCCCACGAAAATACATAATCTTTCGTAGTTAATTGACCAGCGAGTTTCCATCCTCCCAATACGGGGACTGGAGTATTACTTGCTATGCCCAAAGATATTCTCTCTAATCACCCAATTATCTAACCACTGATTTAGGGGAGCACGGATTTTATTAACAATATGGACGGGCAGTTTCTTAATATCAATAAACTCATTAACAGCCAAACGAAACTTTAAATACTTCAATGTTTCTTTATCAAAGATATTTGCTGGTACATCAACTGAATCAAAGAAGTCTTTAGAACAGAGTAATACCCTCATACCGCCGATTTCCTTGTTGGGTTTTTCAAGTATGCCCTTGATTTGGTAAACGTAAAAATTAGGCATGGGCTGGCGTCATTTTGAACACCCGTGGCAGCTTCCCAGCTTGCCGTCGTTTTTTACACTTCGCTGCCTTGTCTCGCTCAAGGGCTCGTTGGAACGCCTCCAGACTGAGCCAGCGTTCGCCACGAAAACCGTTGGCAAGCACATCAGTGCGGTAGTTGTAAAACACCATACCCTCGTGTATATCACCGAGCTTGAATGGTTGCTTTGTTTTGGGATTAAGTCTCTTCATACACCTACTTATGCAAACTCTATACAACAACCGCCCTACTGTTGCGTTCATCGTAGTTCTATACATTCTATGGCTCGGCTATCCCATTGATTCCAAAGTAAATTCTACTTTAAAAGACAGGGTATCCATAGAAGACAGGGTCAAAACGCATATTACCTCCAAGATATCTCTTTTATTTTATTTAATAAATTAAATAAATTAAAAAATACTATGGATACTATGGATACCCTGTCTTTTAAAACACTAAGTCTTTGTTCTAATTGACAATTTAGGAGACAGGGAGTGTATAGAACCGAGACAGGGAAGACAGGGAGTGTATAGAACTTAGTGTTGCGTTGAGCCTAGTTCTATACAAGTCTTCTCATAATTTACAAAAAAAATAAAAAATTACAACGGAAATGCAAAGAACTTGCTTTTGGTTGGAGCCTCCCCCGGTTCGGGGTTAGGGAGTCAAGTTTGGGGGTGTGGCGTCAAAACAACACCGCCCAGCCATGTTGCAAGGAAACAACGCAGCAATATGACAAGTGAGTGAGTGCTTACTAACCAGGCTGCAAGTGAGTGCTCACTTACAAGTTAGCGACTACTAACTTGTTGCACCGCAACATATTGCAACGCAACAATCTGCTAAGTTAGTGAGCGCTTACTAACTGCCAGGTTAGCGGCTACTAACTTGGTGCAACGCAACATATTGCAACGCAACAATTTGTCACGCTGATAATGTTAGTGCTTACTAACTTAGCAGTCTGTTTATGCGTGCGTGAGAGAGTGGGAGGGGGTGGGCACAATTTCCCAACAATGCGACAATGATGCAATGCAACAATATGGCCTTAGGGTAAACCCCTATTGACAATCCAATAGTGTTGTTTTCCGGCAACTAAGGGTAAACACCTATTGTTTTGCTGCACAATTTGCCCTATTTTTACACGCAACAACCTAGGGTAAACCCTAACGATCAGATCCGCTCATATTGCACAATCAACAATGAGCTAATGCAAGTAGATCAACACGCAACAAAACCCGCCAAAACCCCATTAAATCGATTTTAGAGGCATTGCCTATTTTTTAAGCAATGCAATTGTATGTCATGGCCTTAGGGTAAACACCTATATAGATATTGTTGCAAGTGTCTAAAATATAGAGTATTAGGTAAGCATTATCCTAATTAACTAACTATCGGAGGATTTATGCAACAAAAGCAATTAATTAAAACCATTAAACAAGCAATGGATATTATTGGCGGGTTATCAGCACCTAGTAAAATGCCATGTTCTAGCTATTCAATAAGTGCAAAGCGTTGCAATACTGGATCAAAGCTTGCCAAAATAGAGGGTACAGTTTGCCACAATTGCTATGCATTAAAAGGCAATTATATCCGCTATGCTAAAACTATAGATATTGCTCATGAGCGGAGATATCAAAGCTTAACTAACCCGCAATGGGTGGAGGCAATGTCTTTTATTATTAATAAACAAGCAATGCAATATTTTAGGTGGCATGATAGTGGAGATATCCAGTCATTCCAGCACTTACTTAATATTGTGAGCGTTGCGGATAATTGCCCTAATACTCAATTTTGGATACCAACAAAAGAGAGTAACCTAGTAAAACAATATTTAGATAATTTTGGAGCATTCCCTAATAATTTGATTGTGAGAGTATCCGCAACAAAACGGGATAGTAAACCCCCAAAATTCGAGCATACATCTACAGTACATCTAGCTAATAATGCAATGGGTACAGAATGCCCTAGTTATAAACAAGGCGGAAAATGCTTAGATTGTCGCAATTGTTGGGATAAATCAATCCCTAATGTATCCTATAAATATCACTAGATCAATCTACTATCACAAGTAACCCGCCAATAGGCGGGTTTTTTATTGATTGTTGCGTGGCAGCCACAACCCAGGGTAAACCCCTATTGTCAAATCCAAAATTTTATGATCAATCGGGCCTAAGGGTAAACCCCTATTGACACAATCGAATTGCTTAAATTTTAAGCAATCCGGTAAGGGTAAACCCTAACGATCAAAACCGCTCAGATTGAACGATTGACTAGGTGCTAATGCACTTGTGAGCTAAACCTAAAAAACCCGCCAAAACCCCGTTAAATCGATTCTAGGCATATATTAGGGTAAACCCTAGGTTTGCATTTTGGGTCATATTAGGGAAACCCCTAATATCAATTTTATACCATTCCGATAAGATAGATATAGGGCAATTGTGCCTATATTACGGGAGAATAAACTAATGGAAAATAGATCAATCTCAAGCATTGCGAGAGATATTAAAAAGGTATGGATTAAACCATATTTCGGAGCAAAACCCTATTTAGATGCAATGGAATATCTAGATAACATTAATGACACTTATATTTATGATGATGCAAAAAATGTCATTATGTATTTTTTAGCTAATGCCAGCACTTTTAGAGGCAATGATGCCAAAGTATTAAAACTTGAATTAAAAAACTTATTGAAGGGTAATTAATTATGGATAATTTTCAAGCAGTAGGGATTGCAGAGGGTTTTATTGAATGCGACTCAGAAGAGCAAGTATTAGAGGCATGGCAATACTTGCATGACACTCGCATAGGTTATGGGTTACAAGGGTTTTTTGGTCGAACCCTCAACCAATTATTGGAAGAGGGATTGATCAACCCCTAGGCAGCCTAACTAGGGTAAACCCCTATTGACCTACTAAAAACCATTCTATAGAGTGGTTTTTGTTGGAGTCAGTAGTTTAATTTAAACAATGGAGGATTGAATTATGGCAAATTGGAAATATCAAATTGATCTGTCAGATATCTTTAGCAAATTTGACGATGGGGGTCAAATCGTAACCGATGAACCCATCCAAAAAATTGCAATGGATATTTATCAGAAGTTTTCAAAATTTATGGATGCTCATCCCGATATGTTTGAGGATGATTATTCCACAGAGGACACTATCGACAATTTAAAGTATTGCGATAATGTGGAAGAGATCGACATATTGTTGTCTGAACTCTATGATTTTTGTGATGCAAATCGTATTTGGATAAACACTTGGGAGATAGCATGAATTTTCAAATTAAAGCTTTTAAACATTGGCAAACTGAAGACGGAGGTGGATATCAATTCAATCTCTATCTCAACAATAAAAAGTTTGCATGGGTGCATAACGATGGCAATGGTGGATGTATTGATATGACCTTTGCCGACTCAGACTCAAATTGGAAAGAGTCACCATTCAAAACCATATGGGATGACTATGTCAAATCATTAGGGCAATGGAAATCATCTTGGGGTGCAATCAATGGATCAGAATTTTTTGATCACGATACTGATACCGCCATTGGTATTTTGTTGGAAGAGTATGAGATGTCTAAACATCGTAAAAAGGGCATTTTGTTTCGATTGACAGACGATAGTGAGGATTCATTCCGCACCATTAAAACCCACGATATGGATTTAGCAGTTGCACATTTAGATAAAACCTTCGGTAAGGGTAAGTACGAACTTGTGTAATGTTGCCTAGTAAAGCATTCTGAGAGTGCTTTACTGGATCAATATTGATCACACAAAATTAGGGAGTTGAGATGGCAAAAAATAAAGTAAAAATTGATATATCGATGTATGTCGAAGTATCAGATGATTATCTTAAGGCATTGCAAAATAACTTAATGGTGGAAGTATTAAAGCATTGTTTTAGAAACCACAATAGAAAACTAATCACCGAAACAATGGAGGTATTGAGCGATGAAACAGTTTGAATGCTTTTGGGGTGATGGATATCGCCATGCAGATAAAAAGTCAACCCTTGCTTATTACGATTTAGAATTTTTTAATGAATTGCGTGGGTATGGTGACGAAGAAATTCACATTGTCGATATGCTTGAGGTGGGCGATCGTGCAGAATTTAATGAAAGCGGTGAGCATTGGGTGCGGAGGATAGCATGAAAAAATGGCAAATCCAAGCATTGTTTTTTAATGAAGGGTGGGAATGCCCCGAAGATATTCCAACCTTGTACGATAGCAAGGAAGAGGCAGAACTTGAATTGCAAGATCACATCGAGTCGATGGCATTGGCAGTCGAAGAGGGTTTTATGATTGACTACGATGCCCACGATTGGCGAGTAGCGGAGGTAGAAGTATGAATATCGCTGATATGGCACACCTCATTATCGAACCTCGAACTGATCATCGTGGAGGATTTATTGTGACTCTCGATGGGCAGCAACTTTTTTCTTCCGATTTAAAAGCCAGTTGTATTGATTTTGTATCGGGATGGAGAAATGCCGAAAGACATTTTTATAAGAGTCAATAGGGGTTTACCCTGGGGCCACGACCTAGGGTAACTACCTATGTACTTTTGTTGTAGTACCAGTACGATTGAACTTTTACAAGGGAGGTAGTATGAAATTTAATTTAGTAGTGGACATTGATGATTTTTACATCGATGAGTATTTACTTGAGAACCCAGCATTGACACGCACCGATGTCAAAATGGGATTGAACAATGCGTGTTACTTGGGATTGGATTGTACGAATGCCATCATCATGCGTATGTTTGATTTTGGTATCTGTGAAACCTATGTGGAGAAAACAGAATGAAAATGATGATCGAGATGTTGGCAGATGATGATTTATTTGACAACAATAAACAGATTTATTTTTTCAACATAATGAAACAAATCCAAACTCGTATTTTGGGTGGTGATGCATATGGTGTTGTGTACAACGACAACGATGTAAAGATTGCATGGTTTGATGTGGAGTTTGATGATGACTAATAAATACGAACAAGCTTTTGAGGATGCACTTTACATGATGTTGCGTTTTGATATTGAACCCACATCAGCACTAAAACAATGTGCCTCAGATCATGGCATCGAGTATGGTGAAGAGATGGGCAAATTTGTGACTGAACATTTAGAAATCATTAAGGTGAAATTATGAAAGCAATCTTCGGAGCGTTTTATGACAGTCGCAATTTCTCATTCGAGGCATTTAGCGATGACCCCGAAAAAGCAAAGGCAACCCTCATCAAGGGTTTGCGGGATCATGGTAAAGAATACAAGTGCGAGCCTAACTGGTGGTACAAGGACGATGTATATGTAGTCGAGTACCAATTAAACATTCCCTATAGAGATAAGGACACAATATGAACAAATATGTAGAAGAGCTAGTAACAGAGATGCTATTTGATTTTAATGATTTGGCTTTGGGTCACACCTATAAAGATGTAGGCTACGATACCAAGAAAGAGTTTTATCAAGAGATGAGTAGTAAAGTAAACGAACTGTATTCAAGACTAAACAAGGGGCAAGCATGATTACCAACAATGTTGATGATTTGTTTTTCTCAGTAACTGATATTTACACTCAGTATGATGAAGGTGAAATCAATTATGCAGAGGCAGTAGCAATTTTAAATCGGGTGTGTAAACATTTTATTGGAGAAAATGATGAAGAGTAATTACGATAAGGCAGTAGAGATTTACAACCAAGGTGGGCAGTACGCAGTCTATGATGCAGTCGAGGCTGGCATTCTCAAGGCTGACTCGATGCGTGACTGTACCCCATGCGAAGACAGAACCCCGCACGAGGGTAACACTTGCCTTGTTTGCGGAACTGATAGCCTTCCGCAGCCCGACCAAAACCAGGCACTCGACCACAAAATTCGCTTTGATGATGTGGACTCTATGGTGCTTTGGCTTTTGGAAAACAATGTAGACGATACCCCAGTAACATTAACTATTCACTTAGGAGAAAAGGCATGATGGACTATTCAACTCTTTGGCAAAAAGGTAATGAGATTTTCTACAGTTGGGAGGAAAAAGAGGACAAACCTTTTTCCGACGAAGATCGCATTTTGTTTGTAACTGGTTTTATCAAGGGTTACTTGTTTGTTAACGATGTGGAGTTAGTATGATGAACTGGCAACAACAATTCGCAGATCATTTTATTGCAACCCTACTGCAGCCCAAATCAAAACACCGATTAGAACAAGTATCGGAGGAGGGTTATAAGGTAATCGACACGACTACCAATGAGTGCTTGTGGGATATCCGTAATGGGTGTAATGTATTTACTTTGGAAGAGGCAGAACAATTTATGAAGGAGCAGAACAATGGGTAATATGTACGACAATTGGCTAGAATCCGGAATTCAGGATGGCTACGATGAGCAAGATTCAAGGGCAGAAGAGATTGCTTACTGGGTGGAGGCAGATCTCAAACCCGATGGTAGATGCTACCCATTTTTTGCACCGAACTGGGCAGAGGCAATCTCTCAGTTGGGGCTCGCTGAAGAACTCCAAGATATCGATCCAGTAACCGCGCCCCAAGAGTTGCGTGACAAAGTGGTAGCTTATTGGTATGATGTAGCCCAACATATCAACGAGCGAGAGTGCACATGATTCTAAAAACCCTAAGTGTTGCGTTCATCCTAACTTCTTTCCATCCAGCACACGCTGATGATTACTTTGCCTATGCTCCCAATGCAATTGGTGGGTGGACGATGTTAACTGAGAACGCTTGCCGATACAATAAAACTTTACCCGAGGCATACGCTACTAACCAAAAGAATGAAAAATCTTATGGGTGTTATTGGTTTGGAAACAAGGTGATTTACTTCCAAGATTCCGAAGGCAATGTGCGTTACATGGAAAAGAAAGACTTTATTCTAAAAAGAAATATGCTATAATGGGTGACCCCCAATCCGATTGGAGAACCCCCATTGAGAAACCGCAAAAATGCGTTGACTGATTATATGCAGTCGTTGTACAAGATCCCCACGCTAACCCTTGAAGAAGAGGCAAAGCTGGGGATTCTGATCGCTCAAGGTGATGAGGCAGCCCTCGATAAACTAGTAACCCACAACCTTCGCTTTGTAGTCTCGGTCATTAAAAAGATGCCGAACTGGGCGCATTCCAATATGCCGATGGAAGACCTTTTATCATTCGGCAACGAGGCCTTGCTCAACGCAGCTCGTTCCTGGAAACCGATGGGTAGAATCCGGTTTGCCTCCTATGCCAAAAAATTCATACACTTCGATGTCAATCGGGGTGTTGCCAATACCAAAAACATTATTCGATTGCCAGTAAACATTACTGAAGAGATCCGTAGAATCAAATACAACGAGCGTGTGCTCAGCCAAGCCCTCCAGCGCCAGCCTTCTGATAAAGAGCTTGCTGATAAACTAGGGGTGTCAACCACTCGCATTGCTTACATTAATTCCATAATCAGTAAAGAGCCAGTCAGCTTAGAGATTTTTAATTCCGAACATTTAGAACAAGAAGGATACGATGACTGAAGAACAGATTCGTGCATACAATAGATTTATTCGTGCTCGTGACAGAGTCAAATTAGTAAAAACCAAAGAGAATACTAGAAATGCTTATATACCTCATCGTGATTTTACTGATAGTGTACATATCAATGGATTGAACCATCCGCTCTTCGTGATGAACGATGAATGGATTGAATACAAAGAGGCATCGGCTGCATGGTGGGCGATTGAACCCAGATACCGCCATGAAGAACGCTTAAGGGCAACCCGAGGCGATTATGGAGATTCAGATAACTGGGATGAACCGAACGAAGTTGAAACATTAGACACTTTCTTCAAGGAGGAGAAATGAAACAATTTAGATATGAAGTGCGTGATGCAATGGGGATTGTGCGATGCCACGATAGTAAGTGGGATGCGTACAACCATGCCAAAAGAGACTCGACCTTATGGGTCAAAGTCAACCCGCAAGTAAAAGTGAATCGATTCTTAGAGGCATTCACACAATTAGGCGAGGCACACATATGAAATACTTATCAGTATGCTCGGGGGTTGAGGCTGCCACAGTAGCGTGGCATGACCTTGGCTGGCAACCCGTAGCGTTTTCGGAGATTGAAAAATTTCCAAGTGAGGTGTTGAACTTTCACTACCCAAATGTGCCCAATGTGGGCGATATGACTAAATACAAAGAATGGAACTTAAATGACTCAATCGACCTTCTCGTTGGTGGAACCCCTTGTCAATCCTTTAGTGTCGCTGGTTTACGAAAAGGGCTTGAAGACCCAAGAGGTAACCTCATGCTTACCTATGTTGGAATTCTTGACAAGTTTAGACCCAAGTGGTGCGTATGGGAAAACGTGCCAGGTGTCCTCAGTTCAAACGGAGGAAGGGACTTTGGTGCCTTCCTCGGGGCGCTGGGCGAACTCGGGTATGGGTGGGCCTATCGGGTGCTTGACGCTCAACACTTTGGAGTGCCACAGCGGCGTCGTCGAGTCTTCGTTATTGGGTGTCTTGGAGACTGGAACAGTCCCGCAAAGATTCTTTTTGAGCCCGAAAGCTTGCGCCGGAATAATCCGAAGAGCAAAGGTCAGAAACAAAGTGCTCCCGCCTTTACTTCATCAAGCTTTGGAGGCTACAGTGAAGGAGTCGGGACAATCCGAGCTGCTGGAGGAGATCTCGGTGGCGGATCAGAAACTTTGATTGCTACACCCGATGGCAACCACACTATTGGCTCATTACTTGCTAGAGATTACAAAGGCATTGGTAATCAAGACTTGACCGATGGTCGTGGATTGGTGGTGTATGAAAACCATCCATCGGATTCAAGGGTTAAAGAGATGGGTGATGTATGTCAAACTGTGACTAGTAGCTGGGGTACGGGTGGTGGCAACATACCATTCGTTCAGCCGATTGCGTTGGCTGAAAATACCATCGGTCGTCAACCATTAAATGGTGGTAATGGTACTGGGTTTACCGAGAATGGACCTATGTATACATTGAACGCAACGGGCGTGCATGGTGTGGCTTATGGTTTTGAACCTGGAATTGCCAAGCGTGAAGGCAATCCAGCTCGCTTTGTTGAAAATAAAACACCAACTTTGCGTGCTCATATGGGTGACAACCAAGTGGCAATGGCACACAATATGGCAGTACGCCGACTTACACCCATTGAATGTGAGCGGTTGCAAGGTTTTCCAGATGACTACACCAACATCAAGGAAAAGTGCCCCGATGGGCCGAGATACAAAGCAATGGGTAACAGTATGGCTGTGCCCGTAATGAAATGGATTGGACAACGAATAAAGGAGTTAGCATGAAAGTAGTACCAACGGATGTATTAGACAAAGATGGCAACCTACTGCGCATTGAATTTCACGATTTTGCGGGCAATTTTCAATTCCAAGCACATTGGGACAAGCGTGATGAGCAAACCAGTGAAAACCGAGATGCTTTCCGAAAATGGGCTAATAAAATGGCAACTCAGCTTGATTATGAAGTGGAAAACTAAATTGCTGCACTGCATCCTGTCTTCCCTGTCTCTATTGCGGCGCATCATAATCTGCGAAAAGCACTAGATGTAGTGGTTGACTGGGTGCAAACATACTGCAAATCCATAGTATCCATAGAAGACATAGTAATATTGAATTATTTCTTTTTAAAATTAAAATAAAATAAAAAGATATAGGGTAAAGTGATTTAGACCGTGGATACCCTGTCTTCTATGGCGAATCATAACTAAAAGTAATAAGCTATATAACTAAAAATTATATAGGTACACCACCAAAAGTGCCTATAATTTGCATAAGTAGAAGAGCACAAAAGAGGAAAACAGATGAAGCCGAAAGTATTACCCGTATTATTCCAAAATATACCTCTAGCACTACGCACAATCCCACGCTGGACACTGTGGAATTATGTGGAAGTGGGCGAGAATGAAAACAAACGCTGGTCAAAACTGCCAGTACAGCCCTCTGGCAAGGCAGCCAGTTCAACCAACGCATCAACATGGACAGACTTTCATTCTGTCGAGGCAGCATACCTAACCGCCAAGTTTGACGGCATTGGATTCGTATTTACCAAAGATGACCATATTGTTGGCGTTGATATGGACGATTGCTTTGATGAGCAAACCCTTCAGTTTACCAACCCGACTTTAGAGGCAATTGCCAACAAGATCGATGGCTACATGGAAATTAGTCCATCGGGTACGGGAGTCAAAATATTTACACTGGGCGACATCCCCAGCGCATTCGTTGACCATAGCATCGGTCTTGAAGTGTACAAGATGGGTCGGTACTTCACTGTTACGGGTCAAAAGATTCGTGGTGAATTGCCAACCGAACTGCAAGACTTTACCGATATTATCCCCGAGCGTACAGTACGCCTTACCGGTGATGCCTTCGCTGATTACAATCCGCCACTTGATGGTTGGGACATGGCTAGGGTTGAAACAGAACTACTACCGAACTTTGACCCTACTTTTTACACAGACTGGTTGCAAGTAGGGATGTGCCTACACCATCAATTCCAAGGTGACATCGAGGCTTGCGAAGCATGGGATCGCTGGTCATACGGAGATGGTAGCGTAGAAAGCTACTCAAGCAATGCATGCGAGAACAAGTGGAAAACCTTTAGTCAAAAGAGCGGTGGTGCAACACTACGCACATTGACCTACAAAATATCATCAAACAAACGCAACGAGGCACTAGCCAAAGGCGATGTCATTCTGTCTGCTGCACCATTAGAAAATGCACAGACTTTTTTAGAGTCAAAGTTTTCATCTGAAGAAGGTATTAAGTTAGTGCATTACTCGGGCGACTTCTTCAGCTACCAAGGAACGCACTATTCCGAAGTAGAAGAGTCAACCATTCGTTCCGAGTTGTATAAGTTTTTAGACAGATGTAAAAAGCAAGACCGTAAAGGCAATATTGTTGCGTTCGCCCCAAATCCAGCGAGCGTAAGCGGTGCGATGGATGGCATCAAAGCATTGACCCACCTACAGAACCAAGCCAACACCCGTCCACCAGTATGGCTCGATGGTTACAGTGCCAATCGTCCCGAGGCGAGTAAACTGGTTAGCGTTAAGAATGGGTTGTTTCATTTAGAAGATAACATCCTACTGCCACACTCACTGGGCTTATATACACAGAACTCATTGCCATTTGCGTATGATCCCGCGGCACAGTGCCCGTTATGGCACAAGTTTTTAAATGATGTATGGGAATTAGATCAGCAGTCGATTAGTTGTTTGCAAGAGATGTTCGGTTACATTTTATCGGGCGACACAGCACAACAAAAGTTTTTTAATATTATTGGGCCACGCCGTTCGGGTAAGGGCACAATCAACAAAATCTTGGTGGCGTTACTCGGTCAATATAATACCGTAGCACCCCAATTGGAGGAACTCTGTGATACTTTTGGTCTGCAGCCTTGGTTGGGTAAGCTCCTCGCTTCTTTTACTGATGCAAGAGCACCTGAACGAAATCGATCTGCTGTTGTATCTCAGCTTCTCCGTATTGTGGGCGGTGATACCATTACTGTCAACCGCAAGAACAAAGAGTCTTGGAATGGTTATCTGCCTACTCGCATTGTTATTTACTCTAACGAGGTTTTACAGTTAACAGAAAACTCTAATGCGTTAACAGGTCGCATGATTGTGCTAAAAATGACACACAGTTTTTACAATAAAGAAGATACTAACCTATCAAACAAGTTGATGGAAGAGTTGTCGGGTATTTTCAATTGGGCAATGGAAGGTTTGCGTAGACGGATTGAGCGTGGTGGATACTTTGTGCAACCAGACAGCGGTAAAGAATTGCTCGAGACTATGGAAGAAATGAGTAACCCAATTGGGACATTCATTGACCAAGTTATGGAGTATGATATTGATGGTGAGGTAGATAAGGATCACGCTTTCATGTGTTACAAGCGTTGGGCACAAAAACATGGTCTTAATCCTGGAAATGATTTATCTTTCAAGCGTAGATTCCTTGCAGCAACACAAGATAAAAATGTAGTATCAAGCGCCATTCGAGTTGATGGTAAACGACAACACAAATACTTAGGTATTAAGCTGACAGAAAAAGCTAAAGCCTATATAGAAAAGCAAGTATTCTTTGAGGAAGAGGAAATATTTTGAAAAAGAAACCATATCATGTAATTAAAGTGCCCATTTTTCCAGCAAACATTCATGTGTGCTTGGATGAAATGGCATTTAAACAAGCCCTTAAAGATAAAAATGTTTTGCAAAAAGTAGAAATCATGGAAAACGGAGCGATGGCAGAAACCCATTCTGTGCCAACCGCTGATGGTAGAACTTTTATTGGTTTATTACTTGACCTAAATGCTATTGATGATTTAGATGCAACCTTAGTGCATGAGTCTGTACATCTGGTATACCGTATCTTTGAATATATGTGTGAAGAAACACCAGGCGAAGAAACAAGAGCCTATCTTACAGAGTATGTTTACAAACAAATAAAAAGGGTACTAGATGAGCCTAATTTTAGAAAAAGACATAGAGAAATACTTGACAAAAAGAATCAAACAGTTATCGGGGCTCTCATTCAAATGGCTGAGCAACGTGACGGGGGTTCCAGATCGGATAGTGATCCTAAACCAAAAGATTCTGTTCGTAGAACTAAAAACACAGATAGGAAAACTATCACCAAGACAGGAGCTGGTGTTTGATGAATTGGGTGAAGCTGGATTTCCAGTTCATGTGTTGCGTTCAAAAGAAGATGTTGAGGATTTTATAAATGCGGAAACAAAATAAGTTAAGTGAAAGAGATGTTCAAATTGGCACAATGTATCGTGATGCAAAAGATAGAGCTGCCGAACAAAATTTGCCTTTTAATGTAACAAAAACTTATTTAAGATCCATTGCAACAAACACTTGCCCCATTTTTGGTGTACCGTTAGAGTGGGGATATTCGGGCTTAGGTTTTGGTAAAACAAAACCAAATGGGGCTCAGTTAGATCGTATCATTCCCGAGTTGGGATATGTTGTAGGTAATGTGGCCTTTATTTCAAAAAGAGCAAACCGCATTAAAGACAACGGAACGATGGAAGAACATTACGCAATAGCAGATTGGATTTGGGAACAACTACATGCTCAGCAGGACACAACTACATCCTTATCAGATCCAAATTATAAAGACTTCGACCAAGACCCCGAACTTAGGGCTCTTTTTGCCTCCGGGTTTGGGCAAAACTGCAACAACCTTGACGATTATTGCCGAGCAATTTTCGGGAAAGACCTTAATCATAGCGCCAAAGCGCGTGGCGGAGACAGTGTGGGAGCAGGAGATTTCAAAGTGGAGCCATCTGAAGCATCTGCGTATATCCAAGGTATTAGGTACTCCTCAGCAAAGATTGACCGCCATATCAACCGAATCGGATATTTATTGCGTAAATTTAGAGAACGTTGTTTGGCTGATGGAAAATTCCCCAAAGTTCCAGAACTTGGTAATAGACGAGAGCAGCCGATTCAAAGACCCGAGCACGAAAAGATTCAAAGCCCTCAAGAAACATTTGAAGGGTTTTAAAAGGCGAATCATACTTACTGGTACACCTACTCCTCAAGGCTTAGCTGATCTCTGGTCACAGGTGGGTATATTGGACTTAGGTGAGCGTTTAGAAACAAGCCTTACCCGTTTTAGGGATAAGTACATGAACCCAGGGCAGCGTAACCGCCATACTGGTGTAATTTATAATTGGATATTAAAAGATGGTGCGGATAAAATTATTACGGATAAGATTTCAGATATTTGTTATAGCCTTAAAGCTGAGGATTATTTGCAGTTGCCTACGCTTACAACGCTATTTCACAATGTGGAATTAGATAAACCAGTACGAGCAAAATACAATGAACTTAGAAAAAACATGGTCTCTGAAATCCGTGGCGAACAGATCACAGCTCCAACAGCAGCGGCATTGGCGGGGAAACTCCTACAGTTCACATCGGGCGCTGTTTATGCCGAAGATGGAAAAGCGCAAGAAATACACTGCGCTAAATTGGAATATCTTGAGTCGATCATGGAAGAGTCTTCCTCCCCTACGCTGGTCTTCTACCACTTCAAACACTCGCTCCAACGGATACGTCTTCAATTCCCGCAGGCTGTGGTGCTGGACGATGACAACATTGCAGCGTGGAATCGTGGCGAGATTCGTATGCTCCTTGCCCATCCCCAAAGTGGAGGAATTGGGCTCAATCTACAGTGCAACGTTGGAGAGACAGCCCAGACGGTGTGGTTTGATTTACCATGGAGTTCAGAAAACTACATCCAGGCTAACGCTCGGATCTACCGCCAAGGGCAAGAAAAGCCGGTTATCATACACCATCTAGTGGTGTCTAATAGTATCGATGAGCATGTAGTAAAAGTATTAGAAGGCAAAATAACAATTCAAGATGCTTTAATGGACGCTTTAAATAAATGAGAATAATAATCAATTGCAGTAAGCCGCGTTTATCTGATGAGGAGATGGATCCTTTAGAACTAGACGACATTGATGCGTTTGCTGGTGTGTTAGAAAATGGTTGGTTGCCTTGGGATTTAGATGATTTAATTGACATTGAGCGTATAATTGATGAGCGCATGCCAGAAAAACCAAAGCAAATTATTGAGGCTTTTTTGATGGGAATGACCCATTTGGACATTGGCGTATCAGAAAAACATTGGCGGTACCATTACGATCGAGCAGTAGAATTTATTAAAGAGGAACTAAAACTATGAGTATCTTTGTTGTTGAACACTTACATAAGGGCTATCCTATGTTTGATACCGTTACTGGTGTTGAAGATATTGATCTCTCTATGTTTAAAGACATCCAAACACTTTGGGTATGCGAGCACCCCGAAGAGGTAGAAGTGATTGAAAGTGAGTTACGGAGAAAGCATGCACGACGCAGTGAACAATCCTAAACATTATCAAGGTGGTGTGGAATGTATTGATGCTATTGAGTCAGCAATTCAAGGACTTGAAGGCATGGAGGCCATGTGCACAGGCAACGCCATCAAATATTTGTATCGCTGGAAGAAAAAAGGCGGTGTCGAAGATTTGCGTAAAGCTATTTGGTACATTCAAAAAATGATTAACCATGAAGTGGAGTGCGGAAAATGAAAATTGAAATCGATGATGATTACGCCGATGCTATTTTAGTTGGGGTTTTAGCTGAAAGCTATCTTATGCTAAAACAAATGCAAAAAAACCCTAACGCTTGGCATCCAGATGATGTAAAACATTGGAAAGAATTAATCCCAGCGATGGAATTAGTTGGTTCACATTTTTGTACAGATTTTAAATCAGCCATTAAGAAAGCAAAAAAGAAATGAATTCAAAAATAGATTTAGAAAGTGCCATCATGTTGGCATGGCAAACCAGTGAAGACATTGATTTGTTATACAAGCATCATGGTGACCATCCAGTTCCGATGACAGAAGATGATGTGGCTAATGCTTTATGGGGTATCAAAGTTTTACACGACATGCGCATGGAAAAATTAATGGATACATACTGCCGTAAGATGGAACTTAACGAATACTGCACGGATCCAGAAAAGTTAGCAAGAAGAACAGCATCAATAGAACTAGCCAATTTAGGCGGAGTATTAAAGAAAGGCAAAAAGAAATGACACAAGAAATTAAAAAAGATCCTTTGGATGACGCAATTATTAACTTTTCGTTTACGGTTGCTCAAGTAAACCAAATCTTACATATCTTAGGCAATGCACCCTATTTGGCATCAGCCAATTTAATTGGGTACATCCAGATGCAAGGTGAACCGCAATTTAAAGCCGCTATTGAGGCATTGAAAGCTAAAAATGAATCTCAAACAACTTCTTAAAATGGCGGGAGTCCGCAACGATATTGTGGCGGCTGTTGAAAAGAAAAAATTAACAGACGAACAAGAGCTTAAAATACAAGAAGAAGCAATGGCAATGACCAAAATGATTTTGAATGATGCTCTTCGGTATCGTAAAGAACATGGTGGTAACACACCCCCATCGGAGCTTAAAAAAACTATCATCATACCCGATGACAAATAACATTCTAGAACCACTAACAGACGAGATGATGTGCGAAATTGCAGCCGATGCTATGTTTGATGTGATGACCTATGCCATGACAACAGGCTATGTGTCATTGCAAGATATTCACTTAGCCATTGGTCGAGCGGTGGAGCAAGCTCATGGAATTGGTATTAAACAGTGAAACGGTTTAACTTTCGTAAACGCATCAAGCGCAACGACTTTACCAGCGTGTTTGGTAATGTCGGCGCTCGTCGCACTATTACTAGAAAGAAACCAAAACCTTTGGTGTTGCGATTTAAGATGCAACAGATTCGACGTGCGCATCAAGGCTGGTGTAATAGAATATTTGGCATGAAAACAGCACTGCGCATTCGTAAGACATACGGCAGGCGTAAACCAATCGGATCATTTAGGAGATAACATGACCGAAATAGCACTATCGTTTTTTATCGGCTTTATAGTCGGCCTTGTCATGCGACCAAAAGATAAAGACCTACAAGAGCAGCAAGAAATATACGATAACAAAGTGTTTGAGTACCGAAAAGAAATTGAGTATTACAAAGACTTGTGCAAATGGCACGTAGAACAAAGGAAACAAAATGGGCAAACTTAAAGTAGTAGTACCAGCAATCAAACACGCAGACGGCACCATCAGCAAGGCACCGAACGCCAAGTACAGTCACGATGAGATTATCAAAAAGACTGGCAAGAAGGGCGAGCATGGATTCATTCTTTCTGACGGTACTTTTGCAGCCAGAGAGCGTGCAGCCAAAGTTGCCAAAGCAGTTGGTGAAGTTAAAAGTCCTGGTAAGAAACTACATAGCCATGAGTTGCGTGAAAGCCTTGGTGTTAAGAAAACCAAAAACTAGGGCGGATTTCCTCGCTTTCTTGCATAAGTAGATATAGGACACGCTGTGAAGCGCTCCTATCCCTACCATGGCTGTAAAGAAAGCCACAGGATGCCAGCGCGCCTGCATAGAACACTGGCATTACACACACAACACACAAAGAAAGGTATTACCATGAATCCATTTGAACTCCGTTATTCCGTATTTAACACTGCTAAAGATTTAATGATCAAACAACACGAAGCTAATCTAGCTGCTTGGGAAGTCATTAATAAGACTTCTAAAGAAGCCGAAGAATTGGCTCCTAAGTTTCCAACCATGGAAGAGATCATTGACAAGGCTATTGAAATCAATACCTTTATCAGTGGTAGTACAACAAGAGAATTAACTAACCTAGCCAAGAAAATGACTGGCGTTTCAGTAATATTCTAATTACAATGTGAGCCGTATTTTTTACAATAAGGCTCACAAATTGAGCCGTATTTTATTTAAGGACAAATTATGGCAACTAAACCTGGCTTGTACGCCAATATCGCAGCAAAGAGAGAACGCATAAAAGCCGGATCTGGCGAAAAGATGCGCAAGCCGGGTGCCAAAGGCGCCCCAACTAAACAAGCATTTGTTGAATCAGCAAAGACTGCAAAGAAATAATGGCAACTAAAAAAGCTCCTTCCCTTTCTATTGGTCGTGGTGAAAAGCTACCAGCATCACAAGGTGCTGGGTTAACAGCCAAAGGACGTGCCAAGTACAACGCGGCTACTGGATCTAATTTGAAAGCGCCACAACCAGAAGGCGGTTCTCGTAAGGATTCATTTTGCGCTCGGATGTCTGGCGTTAAAGGTCCGATGAAAGACGAAAATGGTAAACCAACACGTAAAGCAGCAGCACTGAAAAGGTGGAAGTGTGGCAGTTAGAAAATATACATTTACTCACGACATGTGCGATAAGATGATTGAACTGGGCACACAAGGCGCATCTCAAAAAATGATCTTTGCCGATCTTGGTATTACTAAAGATGTGGCTAAAGGTTGGGAAAAAAAGTACCCCGAATTTAAAGACGCATTGGACATGGCCTTAGTACACTCACAAGCATATTGGGAGCGGGAGATGCTTGCCAATGTGGGCAATAAACTGTTTAATAGCCGTATTGCCGAAATTGCCCTTCGTGGACAATTCCCACAAGACTACAAAGATGTGCGTGAAATCAAAGCGGACATCAAACAAGAGGTTAAAATTGACTTTGCGGGTGAGGTAAATGACCTAATTAAGCAGTTACGAGCGAACGCAACTTAACCCTCAAAACTTTCTCACATTATGAAAAGCCTAGGCGTAAAAAACCTAGGCTTTTTTGCATAAGTAGTAGTACACTAATAGAAATTCAGACAAACAAGGAAAACAGTTATGACAGCGCACGCAATACTTTCGGCTTCGGGTTCCAAGCGGTGGCTTTCTTGCACACCATCTGCCCGATTAGAAGCCACACTACCAGAACAAAAAAAACCCACTGGATCATTTGACCATTCTGCTGAAGGCACACTAGCGCACTCACTAGCGGAACTCAAATTGCGCCTTCAATTCAATCAAATAGGACACGAGGAATATGATAGCGAAGTCCAAACCATCCAAGCCAGCCCGTATTACAACGAAGAGTTCGAAAACTATGTCGACAACTATGTCGTTTACACTCGTTCCCAAATTGGTGAAGGCGATAAACCACTATTTGAACAACGTGTGGACTTCTCTGACTGGGTTCCTGATGGCTTTGGTACAGCCGATGTGGTTATTCTTTCTAAGCACGCCATTCGGGTCATCGACCTCAAGTTTGGAAAAGGAATCCCTGTTTCCGCTGTTGACAACACGCAACTCCGACTCTACGCGCTCGGTGCGTGGAGCAAGTTCAAAGAAGAATACCCCGAAATTAAAGAAATCAGTTATACAATCGTTCAACCAAGGCTTGATAGTATCAGCACAGACGGCACAAGCATCAGTAAACTCCTTGACTGGGCAAACTACTTCGTCAAACCAAAAGCCAAGAAAGCGTGGGGCGGCACAGGCGAGTTCCTCCCAGGCGACTGGTGCCAGTTCTGCCGTGCCAAAGCCACGTGCAAAGCGCGTTCGGACTTCACCAACGAAATAGCATCACTTGATTTCAGACCAGCACCTTTGCTGACTGAAGAAGAATTTGAATTGGTATTGTCTCGTGCATCTCAGTTAAGATCTTATGTAAATGACATCGAAGCTTATGCAACACAAAAAGCAATTGATGAAGACATTATTCCCGTAGGCTTTAAATTAGTTATCCCAAAGGGGCATCGTAAAATTACTGACTTTGCACTAGCTGAAGTAATCCTTACAGAAAAACTAGGGCTTACCAAAGATGATTTGTATGAGACTAAACCAAAGTCTGTACCTCAAATTGTAAAACTTGGCAAAAAAGGGCAAATTGAAAGTGCATTAGGCGACTTGATAGTTAGACCCGATTCTGCACCAAAGTTGGTTCCAGACAACACTGTGGAAGATTTTGCATGAGCACACCTCTAATTATCATTTCAACTCTGATATACTTAGGTGTTGCAATTGATCAATATTTCAAAAGCAATGTTGGGCCTGCAATAATGTTTTTAGGGTACACCATCGGAAATTGTGGTATCCTTTTGACAGTACGGTAGAGATTGACACCGATAAAGTTCAATCAATTTAATGTAAATAAGGAAGCAAGATGGCTACTAAAAATCCTCGTGTTGTAACTGGCAAAGTTCGTTTCTCATATGCCAATGTATTCACCCCAATGGACAAGGGCGATGGCAAGACACCTAAGTATTCTGTGTCTATCATCATCCCAAAATCTGACAAAGAAACAATTGCAAAAATCAATAAAGCTTTTGAAGAAGCCAAGGCAAATTCTGCTGGCTACTTTGGAGGCACTGTTCCCAAGCTACTCAAAGGTGGCTTGCGTGACGGTGATTTAGAAAAAGAAGATGCTGCATACGCTGGCTCTTTCTTTATCAATGCAAACTCTGTTAAAAAACCAGGTATCGTTGATGCCGACATGAATGCCATTATCGACTTAGAAGAGTTTTACTCTGGTTGCTATGGTCGTGCTGCAATTGAGTTCTACCCATACAACATGGAAGGCTCAAAAGGTATTGCATGCGGACTTGGTAATGTGCAAAAGCTTGAAGATGGCGAGCGTCTTGGCGGTGGCGGTGTATCAGCTGCTGTAGATTTCGCTTAATAGTTTTACCGTAGTACTCCTCCTGTAGTGCCTTGCCCCACCGAAGTCTGGTGGGGCATTTTTCCCTCCAACCTATAACTAAAAAGAACTATGGAACAATACCAAGAATATATAGCCGCCAGTCGATATGCCCGATTTGTAGATGAAAAGCATCGTCGTGAGACATGGCCAGAAACAGTAACCCGATTTGTGGATTACATTTTCAGTCGCACACCAAATATTACAGATAACGCTAAATTAAAAAGCGAGCTGTATAATTCCATCGTTAACTTAGAACTAATGCCGTCCATGCGTGCCATGATGACGGCTGGAAAGAGTGCTGATCGTGATAATACTTGTGTCTATAATTGCTCTTATCTTCCTGTCGATGATCCTAAATCATTCGACGAAGCAATGTTTATTTTGCTCTGCGGTACGGGAGTTGGGTTCAGTGTTGAATCGAAATATATCAATCAGTTGCCAGAAGTGCCAGAAAAACTGTACGAGTCAGAGCACACCATTGCAGTCCACGACTCCAAAGAAGGATGGGCAAAGTCATTGCGTCTACTCCTCGCCCACCTCTGGGCTGGAGAAATTCCGAAGTGGGACGTGTCCAATGTCCGCCCTGCCGGAGCACGACTCAAAAC